GAGGTAATTATTACTAACCCAGGATCTGGGTATACTTCGGCACCTACTGTAACTTTTGATGCAGGAGGCGGTACAGGGGCTGAAGGTACTGCATACATAGGGGTTGTAGAAGTAGATATTACAGAACCGGGTACAGGGTACGTAGCAGATGGAGCTGTTTCAACGAACTCGGGGTTCAGTGGAATTGCTGTACGCGGTGGTGCCTGGAAAGATGGTGTACAACCAGGAGATGTACTATACGAGGGTTACTTCAATGGGGACTTAGACGGAAAAGTTATATGGACAACTAATCCTGCATGGATTTACTACGACTTATTAACTAATAAAAGGTATGGACTGGGGGACTATCTACAAGAAAACCAAATAGATAAATGGTCTTTATATCAGATAGGTAGATATTGTGATGCAGTAAATAGTGCGGGTGAATTTGTAGGAGTTAAATCAGGATTTAAATTAGGAGGGGATGATGTCTGGGAACCTAGATTTGCTACTAATGTATATATACAGGATCAGCAAGAAGCCATAAAAGTCGTACAAGATTTAGCTTTCGCATTTAGAGGGCTATCTTACTGGTCTCACGGACAACTTGTTGCCGTACAAGATTCTCCTAAAGAGCCTACTCAATTATTTACTGCAGCCAATGTTGTAGATGGAGAATTTGGTTACTCAGGAACGTCGCAAAAAGCCAGAAAAACAGTAGCTTTAGTATCTTGGAATGACCCAAAAAACTTTTATAAAAGAAAAATAGAGTATGTAGAAGACAGAGAAGGCATTAAGAGGTACGGTATAAGAAAAACAGATATCACTTCTTTTGGGTGTACTTCAAGAGGTCAGGCGCATAGACTTGGGCTATGGACCTTATTTACAGATACTCTGGAAACTGAAACATTAGTATTTAAGGCTGGAATAGAAGCAGCCGTTTTACAGCCAGGAGAGCTAATAAAAGTAGCGGACACTTCTAGATCAGGAAATAGGTATGGAGGTAGAATAAAATCAGGCTCCACAAAAACTAATATAATATTAGATAGTCCTTTAGAAAACGTAATTCCACATCACGGTTATAAGTTAAATGTTATACACACGGATGATGCTTGTTTACACCCCCAAGAAATTTCTTTTGGAGTACCTCATCCTCATGCGGGTGAGCTATATATACCAGTTAACCCAGGTAACCCAGGTGAACTAGAAGATAAAGAAGTCTGTATATCAGATGGAGGCCAGTGGTCCCCTTATATGTTTATAGAAAATTACCCTGTAAATATATTATCTGATAGTGCTTCAAGTATAGATATAAGCTCGGAAATTAGTAATGCTACAGGAGGTGGAGGGGTAGATATAGTAGATACTCAGATGTCCTTCTCACATAAGTTCCATGGTATAACTGTAACTAATCTTACTACATCTAATACTGCAGTTATTGATAATGTAATAAGTGCTACACAGGTAACTGTGTCTGATTTCAATGGTTTCGCTTCCCAAGGAGATTCTTTAGAGTATCATCATGAATTAACTAATACCCCTAACGCAGACTATATGTGGTTATTAGAAGAAATGGGAGTAGTAGAAGCTCAGGTTTTTAGAGTTTTAGGAGTTAAAGAGGCAAAAAAGAATGAATACGAAGTATTGGCTATGGAGTACCATGCTGATAAGTATAGAATAATTGAAGAAGGGCTTAATTTCGAAGAATTAGATGAATTAAGCATCAGTCGTATACCTAATATTACGGACGGGTGTCCTCCTCCTTCAGACTTAGATATATATGAACAACCCTATAGTAGTTCCGATGGTTCGGTTAAAAATAAAGCTGTTATAAGATGGAAGCCGCCTATAGGTTATTCCTTTATTAGAGACTATATTATAAAGTATAGAGTCAATAATGGAATTTGGATAGATGCAGGGAATACTGAGTACTTAGAGTTAGAAATTTTAGATGCAGTTGCTGGTACCTATGAAGCCAAAGTTGCTGCGCAAAGTGTACTTACTAACACAATGTCTAGTACTATATCAGCTTCAGCTACTTTAGTTGGTCTATCGAAACCTCCTTCTTCAGTAACTAGTTTTTGTAGGTCCATAGCAGGTATTGAAGTACCTTATTTAAAGACACTTGATACTTGTGAAAGGCAAGGACGATGCTCTATATTAGGTTCTGGAGGAATTGTCGCCAATACAGAAGCAGAGTGCTCATCTTTAGCCCCCGTAGATGCTAGTGGGAACCTTTTAGAGGAAATTAAATGCGAAGAGTTATTTCATAATTGGGAAGGCACTTCTTGTATAGGTAAATGGACTTCTGATTATAATACTTGGGAGACGGATCCTAGTAGATTTACTGTAGTCAATGACCCTACTACAGGTACTTATTTATCTTGGGAAGAAGTCACTGATTTAGACTTACATCATTATGATGTAAGAATGAGCATGGATGGAGTTAAGTGGGATTATGCTGTTCCCATAGTCCATACTAATACTCTGTCCTATGGAGGAGCTTCGGGTCTTTATCTAGCTTCAGGAACTCATACGTATTTAATAAAAGCTGTAGATACTAGTAATGTAGAATCCGCAGAAGTATCAAAGGTTTCTACTAGTATTACTGGTCCAAATCTTATTACAGGTGAGGACTTTTCCTTTGTGGGTACAAATGTAGTATTAAAGTGGACAAAAGCTGTACAAGGTACCTATAATGTAGTAGACTATGAAGTAAGATATGGGGATAACTGGGCTGGCTCAGAAGACACCCATGTACTAACAGGAGGATCGGCCTCTATAGCTGTAGCAGTAGGTTGGGGTAGTAGTGCTGAACGCTCTCGCAAATTTTGGATAGCTGCGAAAGATAAAGCAAATAATTATAGTACTCCCGTACTCTTAAAGGTAGAAGTACTTATCCCTAAGTGGGGCAATATAGATAGCTGGAATGCTCATGAACTAGTTAGGGATAGTTTAATACTTAATTGGTCGGAACCCGATGTTCATTCGTTGCCTGTAGAAAATTATGAGCTTCGCAAAGGTGGTGACGAGGGGGACAAGGGCTCTTTAGTAGGTATTTTCAAAACTCTTACGCATACTATGCTAGTGAATTGGTCTAAGGGAGACGAAAACTTTTGGATTAAAGCTATCGATTCGGCTGGTAATTATAGTGAGGCTTGGGAAGCGCATGTTGTAACGACCTGGGCTCCTTTTAATGTGATTACTGTAAAAAATAGTTTTATAGGTTCAGATCTAGTACTAACTTGGGGTATAAAGGTAACGGATGACTCTCCGTTGTACACACTAGAAATTGATCATTGGATTGTTACAGATAAGGAGACTAACAACTTCATGTTAATGAAGGGTCCAAGGCACACTGAAAAAGTTACCTGGATAGGAAATGATCGTGTCTTTTCTATTATCGCAGTAGATACTGCAGGTAATAAGTCCGAAGAGGGTGTAGAAGTTACAATCGATGTAGTAGACCCAGTAGAGCCTTTTATGGAAGTACCCTCTATAGGCGCAGATTCCGTAACTGTAGCTTGGAGTGCCCCGACTAGTGGGTCTTTAGAGATACGAGAGTACATATTAAGAAAGGGTAAAAATTGGTTGTGTACATTCGTAGTCCCCTGCCCCGATGGTGGTAATAATGTAGATATAACTAAGTTTTTAGGGCTGTCTTATACACAGAAAGTTGATTGGGCAGTTGATCAGTATGGAGATATGAGTTTCTTTATACAAGCAGTAGATACTGCAGGTAATAAAAGCCCTGAACCTGTAACAAACTCTACAGACTCTATAGGCTGGGCTATGCCCGACCTGAAGCCATTAGGTGCAATAACTAACGTAGAGATTAAAATGGCAGGTAAAAGAGTAGATTTAACTTGGAAAGCTCCTGCTGATACAGGGGGTAATAGTTTAGAACTATTACATTATCAAATAGAAGGATATAAGGCTAATACACTATCAAGTGATGGCAGTTCCCCGATATTACTAAAAACTACTGGGTCTACTTCGTATTCGGAAGAGGTAACCTGGACAACAGAAGAGCAAGGTATACGTGTGTTTACGGTAACACCTGTGGATGCCGCAAACAATAAAGGTACTGCTACTGATATTTCTGTAGCAGTACCTAAACCCGAGAGACCTGGGATGGGGCAATGTTCTAATCCTATACTATATACAAAAGCTAAGTGTGGCACAGATGCAAGCGCCACTTGGGCGGCTACTACTAAGACTCTAACTAGTGTAGTAGTAGATAATAATGTATTACTCAGATGGGGTACTTCCTCTAACGTACTAAATTTAGATATAGAAACCTATGAAGTAAGAAGGTGCCCCGATAGTAGCCCTAGTGACTGCATAATAGATAATGATAGCTGGGCAGGACTACTACCTGTGACTACTACCACAGGACAATTTATATCTCATATGGAAACTATATCAAATGAGTATAAATATGGGGTTGTGGCAATAGATGTAGCAGGAAACTATTCAGAAACAACTGAATTATTAGTTTCTGTATCTGAGCCGCCTGACTTTGTGTTACAGAATGAATTTGTATCAACATTAGACGAGGACTTCCCAATACCTGCTACTGTGCCACCTTTAGCGCCCGAACTTACAAAAATAGAGATGGATAACATTTTTAGAGGAGCTAGTATTGCTTTTCTACCTGTAGGTGGCACGGAGATTACAGAAACGTGGGAGGAACATTTTACAAATAACTCGTTTGGTACGTCACCGGA